TAATGATCATATACCCGCTCGACCATGGCTTGATGTCGGTGTCGAGTCGGGTAACCCTCAATATTTGAACATTATTAAAAATGCGATTAAGAATAATGAACCAATGGATCAGGCGTTGAACAGAATTGGTGTTGTCGCTGTTGGTAAAACTCAACAATACATGACACAATTAAAAGCACCGGCGAACGCTGAATCAACAATCAAAGCGAAGGGTTCGTCAAATCCATTGATCGATACGGGTGAATTACGCGCATCGGTTAACTACTCCATACAACCGGGTAAACCGGAAGAAGGTATCGAATGAGTTTAGACATGTCGGGTCACATCGATGACACGTTCGTTTCAACAGGTGCAACACGCTTTAGTTATTCAACAGACGGTTATGTTAACGGTCGTTATGTTGCTGGTACTGAATCAGCGTCACCACACACTATTGATTTACAACCTGCATCAATGAAACAAATTGACGCACTACAAAACGGTGGTGAACGTATTACCGACGCGCGTAACGTTTACGTGAATGATGGTGATACTTACACAATTACCCAGGCCGACGAATGGACGTTCAACGGTGTAGACGGTCGTTTCAAATGTATCCACATTGACAATCGAAGTCAGTTTGATAATCCACGCAACTATTGCAAATTAGTTGTAAGCCGTATAGATGGGAGCGTATAACGTGACTAATGATGAACTGTTCGACATATTGCGACCAATTATTATCACCGTGACGGGCGTCCCTGAATGTATTTTAGCGAACCCGAACAACCCTTCACCCGCTGGCGAATATGCAAGTATTCAACCAATGCAAGCGATCGCATCACGTGGACAACCTAACCAGGTTCGAAGCACTAGCGCGGTAATTGATAGTGTTGATATTGAGATTCGTCGTCAAGTGCAGTGTACCGTTAATGTAAATTTTTACCGTGGCGATACACGTTACCGAGCGTCATTGCTAAATGGATGTAATAAGCGCCCGGATATATCAGCAGATTTGTACAGTAATAAATTAGGGTGGCGAAGCATTGGGCCCATTAATAATTTAACTGCGCTACAGTCTGATAACTATGAATCGCGATCACAAGTTAATATTAATCTGTGGTACGAACAGACTGATGAGTTGATTATCAACAGCATTGAATCAGCTACGGTTGAAGTTCAATATGAAGATGGTACAACAATCGTCACTGAAGACATAAGTGCGTAATCACGCAGGTTGATTCCCGTACCGGTTGGCGCATAATTAAACGTATGTTATTATGCGCAAACTATAGGTGAAAAAATGGAAAATCAAATGGCCGATGATTTAAAGTACATTAAAGAGAAAGTAGATAACCATGACAAGTTAATGTCGAAAGTTGTTGGTGTTGTTGAGAGACAAGCCGCGGCGAATGAAAAACTTAATGATCATATTATCCGAACCGATAAGCGGATGGATAAGCAAGACGTTAAAATCGATAATAACCATTCGATGATTTTAAGATGGTCGGGCGGGTTAGCTGTTATTGTTACGGGTGCGGGTTTATTATTAACGTTGACTAGACTATTTCCGGGCCTTGCTGAATAACTTCAGTAAGTTCTCGGCGACCAGTTCTGTTACGTAAACGTTGAACATCCATCACGCCCGATATACTTGATACTATCAATACGCAAATTAAACCTTTGCGTAACGCTATTGATACGACGTGCGCTAATGTCTTAGCGTTTAATCTACGCTTAACATCCCTTAGAACTTTCTCCACAGTTGAACGACTGATGCATAACTTATCAGCAGTTTGGTCGATTGTTAAACCATCGCAAATACAATTCACGACGGTTAACTGTCTAGGTGTGAGATTATTCATTTAGGCATCCTACCCATTTTTAAATGAAAGCCCCTTAACGAGGCTTTAAATTACGTGGAGTCATTACGCTGACTGTTGCGATGGTCTGTTCCCATTGTCAAGATTAATCACCTCCTTCTGTAGTACCTGCATTAACCTTATACCTAGCTGACGATTGTGTCAACTATTATTAATGTTATTATTACAATGATTTTAAACTATGGAGTTAACCAAATGTCATATCCTGTTGATAATATCATTAACATACTGACGCGAATCAGCCCCCAAGGTTTGGCATTTGCTAACTTTGGACTAGCTACATTATTCGCACCCGAATCGGAATTACCTAGTGGTTTCGATACTGATACACGACGCGTATACAACGATATTACTTCGTTGTCTGTTGATTTCCCGTCTACAACTGAAACGTATAAAGCCGCTTCAAATTGGTTAGGTGGAACACCCGCAGTCGGTGAATTAATCGTTTACGGTGTTGATGACCTCGACGCTGATTGGACGACCACGCTGAATAAAGCGCGCGATCAATATTGGTGGTTCTGGTCATTCTTCGTCAAAGATGTTTACGCTGACGTTACGACGGCTGTACCAGCAATTGCACAATGGTCGAACGGTGTTGAAGCAATGTTCCCCAACTGTCAAACAGGTGCGGAAGCGGTTAAAATACGTGATCCAAATGATGCAACTGATATCGCCACAACGTTGACGACTTCAGGTGTACGAACAACTTATACATTTGCACATGCGACCAATCCGTACGCGGGTATCGCTTCAGCTAAATGGTTAGCAGTTGTTAATTACAGCGCGGAACGTTCGACCATTACGTTAGAATTTAAAAAATTAGCGGGTGTAGATGCTGAGTCATTGACCGGTACTGAATACAACGCGATGCAGTTAGATACTAAAAAAGCAGTATTCTATACAGCAGTTGATTTACAAGGTTCAACAGATAATGGTCGCATCATCAACACGTGGACCCATTCAACATTCGGCGAATACATCGATGACGTGGTGAATCTAGCGGCGTTTGTTAACTCGTTAAAAGTAACGCTTTATAATACGTTAGCTAATAACGTTACTAAAGTTGGTCAAGACCCTGTCGGTCAAGATTTGTTACTTGGTGCGGCGCGAAGTGTTGGTGAGCAATATATCCTTAATGATTATTTGGGGCCACGTAACTACACCGACCCTGATGACGGTATCGTTAAATTCACGGCAGGTTATGAAATACTAACTAAGCCTGAAGATATTCTCGACCTATCAGGACCAGACCGCGCGGCGCGTAAATCAGCACCGATTAGAATACGTGTTTTCCGTAAAGGCGCGATTCACCATGTTGATGTAACTGTTGATGTTTACTAGGAGTAATAAAAATGTCATTAGATAATTATAGTAACGACCTGTTCAGTGTAACAGTAAATGGTCGCACTCTTTCAGATTGGGGTGAAGGTCAACCATGGAAAGATGAGCCGATTAAGCAAAAATCAACACTACGCCAAGGGCAAGCAAAGCGTGGTATTCGTTTAGACGCTCAAGCACCTGGTCGACGTGTAACGCTTAACTTAAATCCCGGCTCACCTGATAGCGGGTTCATATCAGGTTTATACAATTCGAATGCTAACATCACTATCACGCGTACACAGATTGGAACGCTTGAAGGTGCTATCGGTACGGAAGGAATTATCGAAAACGACGGACCTGTTGACCGTGGTGGTGAGACAATTTCCGATGATATGTATATCTTTGCGTTCAATAACTGGACGGGTACGAAAGGCGGTGTTTAATCGCTAAATTAATACCCCGTCATCGTACGGGGTTTTTTTAATTCAAGGGCTAAAATTATGAGCAACATCAAGCAAATAGAAGTGAGCGGTAAAACGTACAATCTACCATTGGCGTCAGCTATAAACCAAAAAGAATTGTTAACACTGGTCGGTAGTTTGATCACCCAATCAGCGGCACCCACTGGAATCGAAATCAACGAAGTATTTTTAGCGGGTGTGTTACTGAACATAAACGCTGATACACTTTTAAAACTTGAAAATATTTTATTAAAACAAGTCGTGTTAAATGGCGGTGATAAAATAGTCACTATTGATGATTTCCAAGGCGCTGTTTTTGATTACTTCCGATTAATCGCGGGGGCGTTAAAAGCGAATCTTCAAGATTTTTTTATATACCTCGACGAAAGCAACGCGCCACGCCGTCGTCAGTTGGAACTAATCAGAGCGCAACAGGAAATCAAAGCGGGATAGATTGGTTCATGTGGCAACCATGTGTTGGCGTTGATGGGATATGTCCACCACTTTGTAAATGGTCGGAATTGAACGACGGAACATACACCCTCGCTGATGTTGCCTTATTTAATAACGTCATTAAAGAGAAAGTTAAACACTATCAACAGGCGGTAAATAATGGCTAATACCATCAGTAATTTTTTAGTTGGGATCGGTTTAGACACGACCGATTTCGACCGAGGTGCGCAGAACGTCGATTCAGGATTAGACGGTATACGTTCAAGCGCGCTACAACTTGCGGCACTTGCGGCGGGTGCGTTTGGGGCTAACCAATTAATCAACGGGTTCACTAATGCTAATGATGAGTTGGGTAAATTCTCACAAACGTTTAGTGTGCTACCGAATGATGTG